CGTATTCAATCTCGCCCGCGCCGCCGGCGCGACCGTCGAGCAACTCGAAGCGATCCGCCGCCGCACCATCCCGATCGCGGTGCTCGCTTTCCCGGCCTGGTCGGTCGGCAATACCTGCATCCGGTGCTTGCTTGTGCAAATGGCGCGCATCCTTGCCGCGATGACGTTTACCAGCCGGTCGCAAATCGACGGCTATATCGACGGCATCAACAGGGCCTTTGACAATGCCGAGACGGTCGCCGCCAATGCCAGGGACCAGGCCTCGTATCGCTCGCTGGTCGCGCTCCACGCGGCGGTAACGTATGACCTGACGACGCGCGCGCGGACCTTGCCGACGATCGTGTTGTATGATTTTGCGGTGCCGCGCCCGGCGATCTGGATTTGCAACCGGCTTTACGGCGGCGACGAGCGGACGCAAGAGCTCATCGACGAGAATCATCCCGTCCATCCCGCTTTCGTCCAGCAACCGACGCGAGCCTTGTCGCAATGAGAGGCCATGCCGAAACCGCAAGAAATCTGTGTCGTCCAGGTCGGCGGCACCAATTACCAATGGTGGAAAGAGGTCGAGGTCGTCCGCGATCTCAACGAGGAGGTTTCGCAATGCTCGCTCGTCGTTGCCGAGATCGGCGACCTCAACAAAGGCTGGAAATCGTTGCGGCTCAAGCCGGGCGATCCTGGCAAGGTCACGCTCGCCGGCCAACTCGCGGCGACCGGCGCGGTTGCGGTACGCCAGGTCGTCTATGACGGGCAAAACCACAACGTCAAGATCGTCGTCCAATCGAAGCCCGCCGATATCGTCAAGGGATCGCTCGACCTGCCGCCGGGGCAATTCAAGAATCAAACGCTGACGCAACTGGCAAACGCGGCGCTCAAGAAATTCGGCATCTCGTTTTCGTTGCGCGGCGCGATCGACGGCGCCGACAAGATATTCGAGCGCGTGAGCGTTCACATGGGCGAAAGCCCGTTTCAGTTCATCTTGCGGCTCGCGCAAATGCGAAACATTCACATCATGGACGACGCGCTCGGCAACATGATCGGGATTCGCGGCGGCGGCCAGGTCGTCGCCGAATTGCAAGAGGGCCGCAATATCCTCTCGGCGGAATTGATATGGACCAATAACGAGGCGGTGAGCAATATCATTTCCGACACCGACCAGCACGGCAACGACGAGCATTGGGGCGACAAGGCGCGCGCGCAATCGGCCAAGGCGACCAACAAGAATTACACCGGCGCCAATCCGGTCACCTTGCGCCTGGTCGCGCCGCAACCGGGCGACGTCAAGGACGCGCAAATGCACGCAAATCATATGGCCGATATCAACAACGCGAGCCAATTCCAGGCCAACGTCACGGTTGCCGGTTGGCTCCGCGACAACGGCAAGCTCTGGCTCAACGAGGTCGGCAACCTGATCGACCTTTACTCGCCCATGCTGTTGCCGAGCGAGCGCGCCACGCTCGGGATCGAGGCGGTGACCGCGCGGCAGAACGACCAGACCGGCACGACGTCAACCTTGCGGCTCGTGCTCAAGGATCGGCTCGGCGGCCGCGACAAATACGATACCAGCAAAGGCGACGCGCCCGACCAGGACAGCGGGCCGAGCTCGCCCGAGCCGGCGTTGCCGTTGCCCGAGGAATCGCAAGGAGCACCATGAGGTTTTCCACGCGCACCGTCGGCGACCGGATGCACAACGCGATCAAGCGCGTCACCGTCGAGACGACCAACGAGGACCCGAAATTTCGCGAGGCGCAAGTCAGTCTCTACACGCAAGAAAAGCAAAAGGAAATCGAGCATTTTGAGCCCTACGGCCTGACCTCGCGCGTCAAGCAACCGACCGACGGGCAAGGCGGCACCAAGGAAAAGGCCGAGGGCCTCATGGTGTTTACCGGCGGCAACCGCTCGCATGGCGCGCTCGTCGTCGTCGGCGATCGCCGCTATCGGTTGAAAGGTTTGAAGGAGGGCGAGGTCGCGCTCTACGACGACCAGGGCCAGAAAGTTCACATTACCCGCGACGGCACATTCGTCGACGGCGGCAAAAGCAAAAAGCCGGTCACCGTCACCGTCGGCAATGCGACCGCCTATGTGTCCGACGGGCAGATTAAAACCAAGGTCGGCAACCGCGCGGTCTATATCCGCAACAACCCCGACCGCATCGACCTCGGCAAGAAAGACGCGCCGCACGCGGTCATGACGGTCGACGGCCCGAGCACAAAGGTGTTTGCCGTGATCGACGAGCCCGACGATGGCTGATCTCCGGCTTTACGACATTGCCACGCCGGTCGTCGTCACCTTCGACCTCTTGCAAAAGCGCGACAACCTGATCGACGAAACCGAGGCGCTTGCGACCGCGGTCATGGTCGCGCTCGGCACCGACGCCCGCGCCAATGCCGACGATATCCTGCCCGACGCGCAATTGACCAACGATAACGACCGGCGCGGATGGTGGGCCGACAGCAACGCGGACTCCATCTGGAACGGCTGGCCGATCGGCTCGCGGCTATGGTTGCTGGCGCGGCACAAGATCACCGACAACACCGCGCGCCAGGGCTCGACGATCGCGCGCGTCGACACCTATATCCGCGAGGCGTTGCGGCCGTTCACCGAGCAAGGCATCGCCTCGCGCGTCGACGTCGAGGTCACGCGGCCGGAGCTGCAAAAGATCGTCGCGCGCGTCACGCTCTGGCGCGGGCCGTTGCCGGCGATTCAATTGCAGTATCAGGCGCTATGGTCGGAAATAGGAGGTTAAGCCCTTGCCTTGGTCAACCCCGAGCCTCGATGACGTCCGCAAGCAAAACCGCGACTACATTACCGCGCGCCTTCATTCGGCGGCGATGGTGCCGAATAGTGTCTTGCGCGTCCTCTCCGACGCCAATGCCGGGCTCGCGTTTCTCGTCTTGCTCTATATTGATTGGCTCGCGCTGCAATTGTTGCCCGACACTGCGGAGACGGAATGGCTCGACCGCCATGCCGCGATATGGTTGCCGGCCAACGGGCGCAAGGCCGCGACGTTCGCATCCGGCTCGGTCACCGCAACTGGCATCAACGGCTCGATCCTCCCGCAAGCGTCGCAATTGACCGGCGGCGCCAGCGGCGACGTGCTTTACGAGACGCTTGCACAAATCACCGTCGGCACCGGGCCGACGCCGGTCGACGTGCGCGCCGTCGATCCCGGCCTCGCCGGCAATCTCGACCAGGGCTCGAGCCTTGCGTTCGTCAACGCGATCGCCGGCGTCGATGGTGCGGTAACCGTCGTCGTCATGGACGGCGGCGTCGACGTCGAAAGCGACGACGAGCTCCGCATCCGCGTGCTTGAGCGAATCCAGCAACCGCCAATGGGCGGCGCCGCTTATGATTATGTCGCATGGGCAAAACAGGTGCCCGGCGTGACGCGCGCCTGGGCGATTCCCGAGCAAGGTCCCGGCACAATGACGGTGCGGTTTTTGATGGACGACCTTTACCCCGACGATGACGGTTGGCCGCAACCCGCCGATATCGAGACGGTCGCCGACTATATCGACCTCAAGCGCCCGGTCACGGTCAAGGATTGCTACGTCATGGCGCCGATCAAGCAATTCCTCGACATGACGATCACAAATTTGGTAAGCGGCGACGCCGCGACGCAAGCAGCGATCGAGCAATCCATCCGCGACATGCTTTTCGTCAAGGCGGCGCCGGGGCAAACGATCTATCGCTCATGGGTCGAGGAAGCGATTTCGAACGCGGTCGGCGAGGATCACCATAACCTGACCTTTGCCGACGCCGTCATGCCGGCGCCCGGCTATATGGCGGTGCTCGGGACAATTCTTTACGCATGACCGACAGGCACGTCCGACGGAGCGGCGACGACTACGTCGACGCCCTGGCGGCGCTATTGCCGACCGGGCCGGCCTGGCCGCGCGAATACGACTCGACATTGATGCGGTTGATCGGCGGCGAGGCACAAATCTGGGGCGACGTCGACGGCCGCGCCGCCGATTTGCTGGAACGCGAAAGCGATCCGCGCCAAACCATCGAATTGTTGCCGGATTGGGAACGCGCGTTTGGCTTACCCGATCCCTGTTACACCGCGCCGCAATCCGTCGCCGAGCGGCAACGCGCGCTCGTCATGCGGATGACCATGCTCGGCGCGCAATCGCGCGCGTTCTTTATCGGCGTCGCCGCGCAAATCGGCTACACGATCACGATTACCGAGTACCGCACCTTTGTCGTTGGCATGGATCGCGTCGGCGACGCGCGCGTCTATGGCGACCTGCCGCCCGATCCCATGCGGAACGAGTGGGGCGTCCCGATCATGAACGCCCGCGGCGACGCGCCGGTCGCCGACGGCGAGCTCTCCGAATATCCGTATTACGGGCTCGGGCCGGATACCAACCGCTTTTACTGGACCGTGCATGTCGACCAGGCAAAGCTCACCTGGTTTCGCGCCGCGTCCGGTCAATGCGGCGTCGATCCGCATTTGCGGATCGGCCTCGCCGATGATCTTGAGTGCTTGCTCGGTCGCCTGAAACCCGCACATACGCAAATCATCTTTGACTATTCCGGCTTGAGCAATCCCGGCGATCCAATGGCAGGGACACCGTGAGCAAGAAACGGGTTCGCTACATCGAAAACATCCGCGCATCGTGCCTGACCTGCAACATCAGCAAGGGCAACAGGGACGCGCCGAGACAAGTAGGAGGCAACAATTAAATATAACCAACCTTACGGCGTGAGCGATCCCAATGCGCCGTACATCAACGGCAACCCGTCGACCGGGACAATGGGCTCGATCCCGCCGGCGGCCTCGATCGAAAACCCGCAACGCGAGATCGTAAACACGATCGCCGATACCGGCATCATCACGCCGGCCGATACCGACTTGCACCAATTGGCGAAAGCGATCCAAAGCGGACAATTAAATTTCAAGCACGATACCGGCGTCGCCAATTCATAC